ATCTGTTCTGCATATACAATAGAATTATATGAACCAGCCAAACATTGAGTAACATAAGAACCTTCTGCACCAGTTGTTACTAGATTATTTGTTACATAAATGTCCGTATTTAGGAAGTTAACCCATTCTATACCACTGCTGGCACTGTCTGCGCCATTTTTAATCTGGAATTTTACTCCAGCAAGTTCTAATTTTTCTTTATACCAAGGTGGAATACATAACCATCTTTGGTTAGGTTTTACATTTACTTCGGCAAGTTTTCTAATTACTGTAGAAGTTGTTGAAAGTGCAATTGTCTCGCTTACAGTTGCAGTTACAGTTGTACCAGCACTTGCATGTAAGCCAAAGATATACGCATCTGCTGTATTAAGCAGACCATAAGCAGCTTCTTCGACACATGTACCCTTTACATCTATAACTGATTCAAAAGCATCTACATCATCAACATAAAAACTGTAATAGTTAGCTTGGTCAATTAACAATGTAATTCCAGCATCAGTTAAAGTTTCTGGAGTAATTGTTCCACTATAGGCATGGATTGTAGGTCGCATTAAACCAGCAAAAGTTACTGTATCTCCCATTTTGGTAATTTGCGCGCCTGTGTCCATTGTACAAATCTTCTTAGCAAGTAATTCATTGTCTAATGTCATTAACACTTTTGTGCTAACAAGTTTTGGGATTGAATTTAATATTGCCATTATTCTCACTCCTTATTATTTACTGCATTTTATAAATCTTTTTAACTTCTTTCCAATGTTTTGCAATTTCTCTTGGTTCCATCTTGTCAATCATTTCGGCAGTTAAGGAAGTAGAAATATTAGTGCCATTACCTATAACACTTCCAGTTGTGCTGGTAGCATTTTCCAAATTACTTTTACTTGTAGTATTACCTTTTTCGTATTCTGCAAGTTTAGTTTTTAAAATTGCATTTTCGTGTTTCTGGTAAGCATCAACAAAACTCTTTCCTTCCTTGCCTAATGTATCTTGATATTTTTTATTTTCTGACCATACTTCTTGTGGAAGAATATCTTTTACTGAATCAAAACTTCTATTATTTTCTTTCTGGAAGTAATCAAGAAATTCTTGGTTATCCTTTTGCATAAAGTCTTTTAACTCTTGTTTCGTTATTAAATCATTAGCCTTTTTTACTGTAGGATTGTTAGCGATATAATCGTCAAAATCACTAGCATTAACACCTTGTTTTTCAAGATTATCTTTTCTATCTTGTTCATCTTGCAAAGCTTGCGCATTTGTTTGTTCTTCCATAGCTTTATTAAAATCGGCTTCTGAATGAACATTATTGCTTACTCCATAAAGTTTTTCATAATGCGCATCAATTCCTTTTTGTGTCTGTTCTTTTAACCTTTTGGCAAATGCTTGCGTGGTAGTTACATCATCTATTATTGGAGTTTCAGTTGTACCTTCTGGAACATCTGTAATAGTATCTGTAGAACCACTATCTATCAAAGGTGTAGCGACTTCCTCTATCGAATTTGCAGCTACATTATTTTCTATTTCCATTATTAATCTCCTTATTATTTCGTGGCGAATGTCGGTTTTATCCGTTTTGCAGCCAAATTTAATATATTCATCTAAATAGGAATAATTTTCTTATTTCTTTTTCTTTTTCGCACTTCTTAACTTTGCCATTCTTGCAGCCATTGTTGAATTACCTTTTACTGGCATAACTGGTATATCTGGATTTCCAATTGCTGGTACTCCTAATGGTTTAACTGCAATCTTAATTGCTACTACTTTTTTCTTAGGGATTATTATTTTCTTCTTAGAAACAATTACTTTTTTTGCCATGATTATTTACCTCCTTTTCCACCTTTTCCACCTTTTGGTTTACATTTCTTTGCCATTTTGATTACCTCCTAAATTATAATTTCAATGCAAGCTTTACGACTGCAAATCTTAATGCCTGTTTTTCTTGAATAAGTGTTTGATTAATTTTATAAACACCTTCTAATTCTTTTCTCAATGACAAAATTACATTGTTTTGTTTTTCAATCTCATAAACATAATTTATTGCTGGTCGTTCTGGAGTTCCACAAGTACATTCATTCATAACTTGATTCATTTTTTTACCATCCTTTATTTCTTTTTGTTTTTTGCATGTGTAACTTTAACTGGTTTTCCTTTAACTTTTAATGGTGTATTGCCTTTTGATGCTGATGCAACAGAAATGTTTGGATTACTTTTACTTGGGATTGAATGCACAGCTTTAATCCAATTTTGTTCTGCTGTTTTACTTTTAAAATTTATAGCTTTCTTAGCCATTTTGATTACCTCCTTGTGGTGGATTTAATAAACCTTGCTTGTCTGCATCCATAAGTTGCATAACTGCTGATTCATATTGCTTATCTGGAAGTTCTTTTAATTTTGCTTGTACTTCTGGGCTTAAAGAATCAACGAATTTAGCCATATCATCATAATTGGCTGTAGGTGTAGCTTCGCCCTGTCCACCTTGTGGTACTTGACCGGTTGGTGGTACAGTTGGTGGCATAGCTTCCCCCTGTCCAGTTGGTGGTACTGCTTGACCTTGTGGTGGTGGCTGGTTTGCTAAATTTGCTTTATTTATTTCATCTATCAATCCTTGTTTGTTCATTACATAACCATCCGGCATACGTTCTAATGCCTGTAAAAAAGTGATATGCTGTCCAGCAAGTAAAGTTAAAATAGTGTTAATTTCAGTAATTTCACTCCAGATTGTGCTTGCGCCTACTTCAACTTTCAATTTTAAGGAAATATCTTTATAGTCTTTTCCATTAATTTCCCCTACTTTTGATACTTTTTCATCCATATATCCAACTTGTCTTGGCACTTTATACTTGTTTTCAATAAAATCCTCTAAATTTAAAACAAAATCCTCTACAAATTGGTATAAAATTTGCTTAGGATTTTCAAGTGGAATTGCATTTTGTGTTACATTTGCCATAATTGCAGTTCCAGATGCTACATTAGGATTCGCGTTTCCTAAAGCAGTATCATTTGCACCATTCAAATCCTTTGTCTGACTAACTAAATCACCAATAAACCCAAATATATTAGTATTTAATTGACCGGCTTGTAGTTGTTGCACTGCACCGGTTATATCACCTTCTACAGCAATTGCAGAACCTATCGCATTGTTATAGGATGCTATTCTTGAACTGTCATAGATTACTTTTCCAAATGCTGTCATTCGTAAATGGTAAGCAATTTGTGAATACATCTGATTAATAACTATTTGATTAGGTACTAATGCAGTTCCAGCAGCAGTTCCATGATAACTATTTTTTCTTTTTATCCAGTTTCCAAAAGCTAGAGGATAACGCGTAAGATTCATTGCCTGTTCTTTTATAATATTACAAAACTTGGTAGACTTCCTATAATAAACCATTCCATCTTTCTTCCACATTTTTATAATATATAAAGTTTTTCCACCAGTTTCTAAACTTTTATCAATTTCGATTTTCCCTCTATCACCAGCAGTTTCTAAATAATCTAAATCAGATGTAATCGTGTTGTAATCTGATTCAGAAACTCCATTCGCTTTCGCTTCTTTAACTAAATCTGCGACAATCCCTCTACCGATAATCAGTATATACGGTTGTGTCTGAACTCTCTTGTCATTAGGATTCCCAAACATGATTTCTGAACTGTCTTTGACTTCGTTACAAATATCGCCAACAATTTGAGTATCTGTTCCATCTGGATTTTTGCCATATGCTTGTTTGGTATTTATGTTCTTATCCCAAAATGTATATATTGCATAATCTCCAGAATTAAATCCATCTGTCAAACACTCTCTAAGCAAAGAATCTATTTTAGTTTTTTCCCAGATATTTTGTACTGTATGATTTAATATATCAACTTTGTTTTGAAGTTCTTCTGCATTATCAGCTTCACTATCAAAGTTCTCAATCGTGAATACTGCTTTTATTGGACTAGACAAAATTGATGCAATCTCATGGTCTGCTACACGTTTGTAAACCGGCATGATTAATGCTGGTTGTCCTTTTGCTTTTACACCTCTCCACTGGTCATTTGCATAAAATGCTTCGTTAATATCTATCGTCTGGTAAAAAGGTGGCGAAAGTTGTCTGTTATATGTTTTGCCTATTTCGTATAATTGATAATCTGATTCTATTTCGTTAATATTCATCATTCACCATCCTTTATTTTGTAAGGATTATAATTCATTATTCCATCCTCTCCGAACCATCCTTCGTTAACATCATCATTCTTTTTCTTTTCTTCTTTTGTCACCACATATTTTTTAAAGGTATCCACTGGATTCAGATTTATTTTAGGAACTATATTCTTTGCAAGTAACTTTCCATGTCTTAAACCCATAAGATAAGTTAAAATTAGACATAAAAAAAAGACTAATCCAGAAATTAATCCTATTAACATTTTGCCACCTTCTCAATTTTATCAAGATATGAAACATACCGTTTCACTAAATCTCTAATGTTGACTTTATTGCGAAACTTTTTCCATTCTAAATCATCAGTAAAATACATTTCTCTAACAAAACAATCTTTAACTATTATTGGTTTCTTGCAATCAAAAACTTCATGTTCAACCACAAAGACTACTGATTTTTTGCCAGCTATTGTTGTATCTTTGACTAATCGTTCATATGAAATTCTTTGTCCTGTGGGTAATTCCTTTTTAGTTAACTTAAGTTCAATCATTACGTAACCAACATTGTGGTATTCAAATAATCCATCAATATCTGTAGGTTGAATTGAACCATCCATCAATCCAGTATAATCATAAAATTGTGTAGCACGTTCAATGTTTCTTATATTCATCATATCCCCCTATACATAATCAATAAAACTTCTATCCGGTTCTTCAAGTTCACCATAATCTAGTTCTGGTTTCTCAAAATCCCAATTATAATGATTAATCTTTTCTGTTTTATGGTTACTAAAGGTTTTTGCAAATGTTGCAAGTCCAATAGTTGCATCTGCTGCATCATCATGTTTATTTTTAGATAATTTGATATAACTTGTTAACTGCCTTATATATCTATCATAATCAGAACCAGCTTTGTAATCTGTTCTGAAATAAAAATATTCTTTAACATATCCGGAACCCATTAGTATCCTTGTTTCTTTATTTGCTGTTTGCTGTTCTGCAATTATTTGACAAGTACATTTTTCGTTCCTAATTAAGTTTCTAACATTTCTAGCGTATGATTCGCCACCGTTATTAGCTTCAATTTTCATAATTTCACATTTAGAATCTATAAGCATTTCAGCAACTAAAGGTTCTGTTATCTCAACTCCATCTTGCGTAAAAACTATATCTGTTATATAACAATAATTTCCATATTTTCTACCAACTATTGAACAAAGAAAATCTGAACCCTTGTCTGCTGTATCAGTAAATCCAATAGAACCATCAGATATTTTCGTTTCAATCTCTTTCATGTTAAATCTTTTAAGTCCTTCGATTGGAAACAATAAGCCTTTCGATTCAATAGGCTTCTGCATATATTCAGCTTCCCATATAAAATTATCTGTGACTTTTCTAATCTCATGGTATTCTTCTGTAGTTTTAATTTCTTCGCAAAATGAGTTACCTTTTTCGTCTAATGCTGGTATGCTTATTATTTTAATATCTGGATTATATTCTTCGCTGTTTTCGTCTGTTAATCTTCCGATAATATCATTTCGTGTCCACCTAGTTGCAATATGAATCTGTGGACAATCTCTTTCAAGTCTTGAAAGATGTGTAGAAGTATACCAACTCCAAACATTAACTATTGTTGTTTCAGATAAAGCTTCTTCAATATTTTTCAAGCTATCATCTAAAATAGCAACAGTCTTGCAGCCAAATCCTGTTAATGAACCACCAACACCAGCACAAAAATAGGATGGTTGTGTATATCCAGCAAGTGACCAACTACCAATAGCAGAGTTATATTTGCTAATATTAATTCCGAAAACATACTGGTATTTATCAGAAGGTATTATTCCATCTCTTATATCCCTTGAAAACTTTTCTGCTAAAGTTGCAGCATAAGAATTTCTCATTACTGAACCATCATTATGTTTGCCAAGCATCCAAGCACTGAACAAAGATATAATATAAGACTTACCAGCACGTGGTGGCAAACTAATTGCTAGTATCTTAACTTTGCCATCAGCTACCTCCTGTAAAGCATTAGCAATAATTTTCAAATGTGGTTTTCTTTCTGTAAAGAATTTTTCATCATAATATCTACAGAAAAAATAAAAATTATTTTGGAGTTTCCTTCTTTCAAGTTCCTTATAATACTTTAATAACTTCTCTTTTAAACTTCTATCCATAATGTCTTAATGATAGTCAAATACTTTAAGCGAAAAAATAATTTTTTGTTGAGTAATGACTTCTTAACGGAAAAAAAGTGTGTTGCAATATAATTGTGGTAAATAAGCATTAACTACCATCCCCCCTCCACTTTTCGCGCTTCCATGTTCTTCCTACTCTTCCACTGTTTTCCTAACCTTGCTATTGGTATATTTATTTAATTAATGTAAAAAAAGAAAGAACTGCTATCTTATACCAGTTAAAGCAAGTGATACTTGCCTTTATATACCATCTATGTCAATGTTATCTGCTGTTATTGCCTTATAGCAGACATTAATTGTATTCTATAATCCAACTTGTCGCGAAATAATCATTTCACGACATGTTTACGATAATAGCCGGTTAAAAGACTTCAATTATTCGCTGCTTTTAAGGTCTCCAGCCGGAAGCGAAACCTCATTTGCTTGGCTTATAGCTTCAATCTTAGAAATAGCGTTGCACAACTCAATGTCTGACATTTTGCTAATCTCCTCATTGACGTTTAAGTTCTTTGATTCAACTATATCTATGAATAATCTCCTATTTTTCCCCAATAATTCAAATGCTTTCAACTTATCTGCTTCTTTTTTACCATTTATTGCTATTTCCTTGATGCCATTGAGGATAAAACTGGTAGAAATGTCTAAATCTTCCTCTTTTTTCTGTAAAATGTTGTCAATCGCGCTTCTTATATAGGGTTTTCTTAACAATTTGAAAGCCGAATAACAAGCCACTTTATTATTTTCTACTTTATAGCCAGCTTTTATATAGCTTTGGGTACCATTTTTAGACTTTGCATATTCGTTTATAAAAGCTTGTTGTAAGTCTGTTAGCCCTATATCATTAGTTGTAGTCCTCATTTCGTTCACTTCCTTTTATAATATTGGTTTTAAGCTATCTTACTATCTGTTAATAGTATTGTATGGATAAGGTTATAACTTTGCAGCTGGTGTCAATCCTTGCACACAGTTTTCATTATAATTGACTATTTTGCAGCTGCTTTATTTCTTTACATAAAAAAAGAAGCTTTACAGCTTCAATTGTTTAATCAAATTCTTCAAATATATCTCCAATTTCTAAACTATCAATTTCTTGTTGTGTAGCTTCCATTATTACATATCTACCTATTGATTTTGACTTTACTATAAAATTTCTATGAAGCATAGCGCCACTTCCCATTGAACCACTAACCTCCCTTTATTCAAGGGTAGGTTTTTTGTTATTATCATTAGATGTAATTACTTGGCTTCCGTATAATCCTCTTATCTTATCCATTGACAATTCTGCGTGATGTATTTTACTCTTATCTCCTAAAGACCATGCTAATTTTTTACTTCTCCACTTAAAACCTAATTCTTTAAAAATTGTAACAAATGGTTTAGTATTACCAGTAACCCAAAGCCAACTTCCACATATTTCCATTTTTAAACCTTCACATTTAATAAGTTTTTCTATGATATTTTTAAAGTCTGCAGCGTATTCATATTCTTTATATTCTACCTTTGCAGTATCTTTTAATGTAGTTAATAAGTAATCATAAAGATTATTGATTATTTTCATTTGTTCAACGTTTCCAGTCTTCATATCTGGATGGTAAATAAATGCAAGTCTTTTGTATTCCTTTTTCAATTCTTCAATAGTTTTTACATTTGTAAAGTATTCCATTAATTATTACCCCTTTTCATTTGTTTTATTTGTTAATATCATTATACGGTTTAAAACCGTAAATGTAAACAAGTAAGTTTTACCAAATGAAATGGAATTTTATGTATAAAAAAAGGAAGCTGTTAGGCTTCCTCTACATTGTTAACTATATCGTAATCATAATCACTTAAGTCTTCTTTTCCTTCTTCTCCTTTAATATCTTTAAATATCCAATATACTATAAACGTTTTATCATCTTTGTCAATTGCATTCGCTGACATTTCAAACTGGAAATTTTCTCCAATTTCAGCATCATTATAGTTAACACAGAATTGTAATTGTCTACCAGTTATGCTTGCATCACTTGTTAACAAAAATTCTTTTCCTTTAAAGATAACTTTTCCATAATTATTTGACATTTGTTTTTCTCCTTCGTTTTTCATATTTTGTTTATATTCATAATATACAGTATTAAACCGTAATTGTATACAAGTAATTTTTCCCATAAAAAAGAAGCTTTTAGGCTTCCTTAAATTCTCTCAAATCATCTTTTAATTCTCTAACTTCTATCTCTGCTAATATGAT